TACAAATCCCTTGCGGTTTTCCCGGGTAGAACGGCCTGCATGTAGATTTATAACCATTTACTAGGGTCCCGGTCAACAAAACCTCCTCCAGTGAGCTAAGCGTGGAGCCGGCGTCATGAGTGATGACGTCGCGTAGGTGGTTTTGCAACAGCCACCCCCTGTGAGCGGCAAATGGACCTCCAGTGCGGAGGGCCACGCATAACAGGAAGCGTGCGGTTTATTCCAGCCGCCGTGAGACTTACTGCCACGCCTATGATACAGGCGGCAGTGCGCACCCTGGTTATAGGGGTACGCCTTAAAGTGGAAGCCGTTCTTCATGACGAGAACAACTGGGCAAAGGGTGGCGTAAAGGCGTCATTTGGAGTCCGCTCAATTCAAACCATCTCCGGTGGGATACACGCACACTTCTGCCCCACCCGCGAGCTAGGGATTCTGACTCCCCGCATCGTGTTGGACCTTGAGTTGAGTAAAGGTTGATCATTCTCTAGTGCAGAGTGGCACAATTTTTGTCGTTGCTAATCGGCCATGACCCGCTCCGGGCATGGTGCATCTGTGGACTTCCAATCCTCGACAACAGATGGGGTGGAGATGAAAACGTTTCTTTAACACAAATCGTTCTAGTGTGATCAACATGGCTAACAACTCTAGGGGGGTGGAACCCCAGAGAGCAGACGAGTCATGCACCCTTGAGGTCCAGGATGCCCGAATACTTGACCAAAAGGTGGGAGAAATCCCGACTGGAGAAACACAAGATTGCAATATTCTTACTTTTCATACAAACAACACACCGACGATCGCGGCCCCTCGTCGCAGGGTCGAAACGTGGTCGGGAGAACTGGTAGACGACGAATGGTCAAACGCACCAGTCCAGTTTCCCCAAGAACCGCGTCACATCGTGCAACCCCTCCGCCAATTCGGCGCTTCGGGGCTGTGCGCTCAATGGGTAGATGAAAACCGGCACCGAATGTCCAGCCGAATCTGCCCAGAAGATGTCATACTACGGACGATATTGAAGCCCCTTTTTCCCCGGCTTTGCAGTGATGTTTTAAATGTCGTAGTTGACTTCTGTGCGAGTCCTAGCCTACATTATTGTAGCCGTTGGGGCAGCTTCCTCGTACGGCGCCCTTCGAAGGCGCCCAAAAACAGACCACGAGGCGGTGCTCCAAAATGGGTCCGCAAAACATGTGCCGAGGTGAGTCAACAGCCCGAGAGCGTAGACAGCGTGGGTGATACGATGATCTACACTGTCAAAGTGGACAAGAATAAGTGCGTGAATCTGCTACCACAAATAAGAGGGGACAAGTCATTGTTGCGGGCGACCAGCAAGTTTTGCCTGGGCTTTGCAACAAAATACAAAATGAACAGCTTTGAGCTTATATTGTTTGACTGTACTCCCGAGACAGCAGTAGCGCAAAATTGTGGTGTATTCTGCCTTCGACTCGTGTTGGCTGGTGATTTCAAGCGCCCCCCTGGCGTGAAAGGCCCCATGACGATGAAAGAGATCATCGACACTGACCCAAAGGCACCCATGCGGGATTTCATCGAGACGAGCGATGAATTGGGTGACATGTACGAACGTGGTCCAGACGTTTATGCCATATTGCACACCGGTTCCAATTCAGCAGGCCACTTCACCGTGGCCCGGATTGCATTACCAAAGAATCAAACTGATTTAGGCATAGACGATGACGAAATCGATGGTTCAATCACCACACCAGGCGCCCAGGCCTCAAGCGAAGATACCATTGGCACCGGAGGCGACGACAGTGTCGACACCGAAGGCTCATCTACCGACTCAGACTCAGACAGCAGTGACGACAGCCCTAATGACGGTGCCAGCTCTATTGCTAGTGGCAGTGATACTTCAAGTGATAGTTCTAGCCCATCTACCGTGGTGCCCAATGAAGGTGTCGGGTACGGCATTGACGACCTAATCGCTCTTGAAAGAGCGGATTGCAAATTCCACGACCTTCTTGCATCCACTCTGAGAGAATATGGGTCGTGTAAAGACTCGATGAGCATACTTGATTCTGAGTCAGCGCGAGTTCTATGCCGCTGCAACGACCGCACAACTTTCTTAAATGCCTCACAGCGCATGCACGACAGTCACGAGATGATCCAATCGCACTGGCAGGTTATTGTTGAATCCACGCGGATCTTCCAGAAGATGCATGAGTCCATTGCCCGAGAAGCGATTCGTTGCCACGCGCTTGATGAGGAGAAAAAGCGTCTTTTATGCCGCCAATCCGAGATGATGACGCGCTGGCGCGTAGCACCCAGAGTTAGTCCAAAAGATCTTGAGAGCGTGTGCATTGAATTACCTGATCGGCGGGGAAACTTGGTCAGAGTCCCATCAGATATGCTCAAACACATGCAGGATTACATTCGTGGACACTCCGATGTGGAATTTCCCACAGAAGAATGGATCAACGCACTCGGTGATTTCCTATCCAGCCGGCTCTCTCTCGTGCCTGCGCTTAGTGGCGGTGAGACATGGGCCAAGTCACTGTATTTTCCACCAGCGATAGAGGCTATGAGTCTTTACTGCCAGAAGGTCCTGTTGCCCCAAGCCAGGCAAGAAATGGAGAACGACCTGCCCAAACTTGGTTACGCTGCTGAGCGACGCTTTCGACGATGGGGTCCAGTTCGTCTGTTGTGTCAACTTGCTGGCGTACCCAATGTCAAGCCAAAGTATGAGCGTCATGAGGAGTCGCAGAAACATTTCATTGAGACCAGACAAGATAATGACGAGAAATTTGATGTGGACTGGTTTTCACTCCTCACCGACAACAACGAAATGGTAGACAGTAATCGTGAGATGAACGAGTTTAATCCTGTCGGGGACAAGGCTGAGGCTATCACGACCATTAAGCCCGAGGCCGAAGTGGTAAAACAAGCCAACAAGCGCGCATGCTACAATTGCGGCTCAACTGAACATTTGGCAAAAGAGTGTAAATCCAAGCCTCGACGCCCTAAGCGGGGTGCGGGCATTGTTGACAGACTGGTTGGCCGACGTTGTTATTCTTGTGGCGCCAAAGGCCACGTGGCTGCTGATTGTAAGTCGCACGCCAGCCGCGGCGCTCGCCCTAGCACTGCTGTTGAGGTGTCAACGATGTGCACCTCGTGTCGGGCCCCATGCACCACAAGCGCATGTATTTGGTGTTCCAACATTTGTGGTTGCATACAGAACATGAAGAACTTCGTCACAACACCCATGTGTAAGGAGACTCAAATATCAGCACCACTCATTTTGCCCAGTGTCAAACAGGATCGATATGCGCCCTTGGTCCCCCTTGATCCCAGTGTTAAATTTCGGCTGGGACAAGGTACTGACCTGCGTTCCAAGAAGCGAGGCGGCCAGGCTCTTATGCCATTTTCCACTCGTCGGTACCCAGTTAGCACAGACTGTGGTCGCCAAAGCATCCTGGTCAGCCTTCTTGTCAGGCAGGGCGCCGCCACGCCAAAACCGAACCCGGCCAACTGGTATGACCTTGAGATCCTGAACGACCTGGTCCTCTACAACTATCGGCATTTGAGTTTAAATCAATATTTTTGCTTATACTCTGGTGAACGCCGAACGAGGATCGAGACAGGGTATCGAGAGGCGGCCTCCGAGGGCTGGGCGGCCGATTTCCTCGAGTTCACTCGGTTTTCGGTCTTTCCGAAGCACGAGCACCTTTCAAAGGCCACAAGTGCCCCCGAGAGAGGTCTCCGATGGGCTGATACTGAAGATGTTCTCACTAGCAACACTGGCCGCACAGGCCGGCTCGATGTGCAAGCTTACAACACACAACTTTCAGCGCTGCACCAGGCCAGCATAAAGGCGTCCGGGGTTGTGTTGAAGCCCCGCAACATCGCTTGGCAGGGCCCTCGGCTCAATGCGTACACCAGCCGTGCCACCCAAAGCGCTTATTGGAGTGCCCACGAACAGTGGAATGTTTGGGACGCCATGGTTGTTCTTGGCTATGAGCAGGGGCTCAATCCTCTGATACAACTCGAGGAGACTGTTTGCCACATACGAGGTCGCGAAACATCGAGAATGCCGGACAAGCTACCTGTTGCACTCGTGTTGGGCAGCGGCCGGAATAGCCTGTCCACCGGAAACATCTTTGCTGCGCTACAAGTTCTGGAGCAGGCCCAGTGGGTCATTGGCGAATCAGATTACAGCCAATATGACTCCACACAGGGTCTCGAAGCGTGTGCGACGATGAGAATGTGGGCTCGCAAATCCGGCCTTGGTCCCAAATGGTGCGACATACACAGGGCACACACGCGCGGTGTGTTGCGGTCGCGTTATGGTGATCGTCTGGCCCGGCCTGGGACCATGAAGAGCGGAACGCCGTATACAACACTGCAAAATTCAGTGTTGAACGCCTACGCTGTGTTCCATTGTGCCCGTCAACTCATCGGCCCCAATTACCGCAAAAACATTTTTGTCGCGGTAGCGGGAGACGACCTGATCGCCGCCGTATCACCAGCCCACGCCACCACTTTTTGGAACGGTTTCAGTCGCGCTGCCTTAGAGCTCGGTTTCGTTGCTAAAACTAAAATCGTCGAGCTCGAAAGGGCCACTTTTCTCGCCAGTCAACACTGGCCTACGAAATGTGGCCGTGTCGTTGCATGCCCTGAACTCGCCCGGTGCTTTTATAAGCACCCTTGGGCACTACTCCACCAGGACAAGCCCGAACACTGGCGCCGCGAG